TGTCATATCTTACACAAACAAGGTAAATATTACATTACACACTTCAAAGAGTTGTTTGCCTTAGATGGTAAGAACTCTACCTTGACAGAGAATGATATTCAAAGACGAAACACAATAACATTATTACTACAAGACTGGAGTTTAATAGAGGTAGTTAATCCTTCTCTAGTGGAAAACAAGGCACCATTAAGTCAAATCAAAGTATTACCATTTAAAGAGAAGAGTGAATGGAATATGGTCGCTAAATATAATATAGGAAAGAAACCAGAAGATAGTAAAAATGCAGGTACAACCGTTTAAAAATTACTTAGAAGAAGCTAAAGGCGATAAAAAGTTTTTGCGTTTGCTTATCATTACAGATGAGCCAGATAATGCAAAAGAATTTCATACTGCCGATAGACTACAGGAAGAATGTAAGAAGTTAAACTATCCGTTTTACCTCTTTAAACTTACTGGTGGTTACACCACTATGGAAGAGGGTGTTCGTAGATTTCATAACAAAGAAGATAAAAAAGGTTTTGAAGTTGGTGCCATGACAGTTGCTATTGTTCGTGGTAGTATTACAAGAAAAGATAGTTGGTTAGATTTAGTTTCTATACTAGAAAGAGCAAACGCAACTCTAGTAAATCCTAGAACTACAATCAATATTTGTGCAGACAAATATAGAACAGCATTAAGACTTGCAGATTATGGTTTAACACAACCTATGACCAAGTTGATTAGTGACCCCGAAAAATCTAATGAACAAGTAGAAGAATCGGGTATTAAGTTTCCTTTAATTATGAAAACACTTAGAGGTAGTAAAGGTGTTGGTGTATTATTTGTTGATAGTCCAAAAGGATTAGATTCAATTGTACAACTTATACACAAACAAGATGAAGACGCTGACCTATTAATACAAGAATATATTAAGACTGAATATGATGTCAGAGTACATGTATTAGGTGGTAAAGTGTTGGCCTCTATGGCAAGACCAGTTATCGAAGGAGATTTTAGGTCAAATGTATCACAAGGTTCAGTACCTAAAAAGATTACATTAACTGAACTAGAAATAGAAGAATGTTTAAAGGCTGCTAAGGCAGTTGGTGGTTACTGGACGGCAGTTGACTTTATACCTAGTAAGAATAGAGATAAACAACCACCTTATTTTCTTGAAGTAAACTCTTCACCTGGTACAGAGGGTATTGAAGACGCTACTAAAATGAATATTGCCAAAGAAGTTATTACTCACTTTGCAAACTCAGATAATAGATATACAGTACCAACAGAATGTGGTTTTAAAGAAATTTTGACCATAAAACCTTTTGGTGAATTAGTATCAAAATTTGATACGGGTAATTCAGGCATGCCAGTTATACATGCTGATAAATTTAAAATAAACGGAAACAAAATTACATGGACACTATTAGATAAAACTATTACAAGTGATATTGTCCGTAAAGAAGAGATTAAAGTAGGTGGCTTAAGAGATTATGATGAAACAAGATATGTTGTTAAGCTAGATGTAGAATTTGCCGGTGGTTTCTATAAAGATGTAGAATTTACCATTGATGATAGAGAAGATAGAACGCCTATTCTTCTTGACCGTGCATTTATGAAAAGATTAAATGTCATGGTAAACCCACAAAGAAAATATGTGATAACAACTAAATATAGTTTAGATTAGGAGAAATAATGAGTGAAGTGAAGTTATTAAGATTAAGTACAGGTGAAGATATAATTGCTAAAGTAGGAGAAAACGACCAAGGTGTGAGTTTAAATAAACCATTTGTAATCATACCACAACAAAAGGGTCCAGGTCAACCCATTCAATTAATGATGTCATTGTATAACGCATTTGGTAAGAGCGATACAGTAACGGTTGCTAAAGATAAGATTGTCTTTATGACAGAACCTAAAGATGACATTAAAACAAATTACGAAACAAATACAAGTAATATAATTACTAAACCATCAGGACTTATAACTGAAACTAAATTACCAGGTTAAATGGTAAAAGTTAATTTTGTAAGAGATAGTGGTGAAACACTATCAGTTGATATGCCTGTTGGTTATACCATCATGGAAGCAGCTAAAGAACTGGATTTACCAGAGATACCTGCTGATTGTGGTGGTTCATGTGCATGTGCGACTTGCCATATCTATGTAGATATGTTAAAATGGCCACAGTTAAAAATAGAAGAGAACTCTTTAGAACAAGAGTTGTTGGAATATGAAAAAGGTTATACAGACAAGTCAAGATTGGCATGTCAGATACAACTAAATGATGAATTAAATAATGTAACGGTGAAATTGAGAACAGATGAACTTCTATAAAAATGTAATTGAACACAAAGGTAAACTTCTTATTCGTGGTGTCTTAAACGGCAAAGAGTATAAAGAAAAGATTGATTTTGGTCCTACTCTATATTGTTTGACACAAGAACACTCAGTTTACAAAACACTACAAGGTCAGTTTCTAAAACCTATTGAGTTTACCACTATTGGTGCAGCTCGTAGATTTCGTAAAGAAATTGCCACACAGAATTCGCCAGTATATGGCCTAGAAAGATATCACTATCAATATATTGGTCAAGAATATCCAAGTGAGATTGAGTGGGATAAAGAAAATATTAAAATCTTTACCCTTGATATCGAAACAACTTGTGAAGGAGGTTTTCCAGATGTTGAAAACCCACAAGAACAATTATTGTGTATCACAGTAAAGAATCAATCTAATAAACAAATCATTACATGGGGTGTTGGTAAGTTTGTAACTGACCGACCAGATGTAACTTATGTCGAATGTAAAGACGAAAAACAATTGATGTTTGAGTTTATGAAATTCTGGATTAAAAATTATCCAGATGTTATCACAGGTTGGAACACCAAGTTTTTTGACTTACCATATTTGATGAACAGAATTAAACTGATTGCAGGCGATAAAGTTGCAAACAGAATGTCGCCTTGGAATCTAATCAATAGAGGTGAAGTTGTTACACACGGTAAAGTACAAACTGTTTATAATTTATATGGTATTTCTATGTTAGATTACCTTGACTTGTATAAATGGTTTATTCCTACAAGACAAGAAAGTTATAGACTAGACTTTATTGGTGAACTAGAACTTGGTCGTGGTAAAGATGACGCAGGTTATGATACATTTAAAGATTGGTATACTAAAGACTTTCAATCATTTGTTGATTACAATATTCAAGATGTTGAAATCGTTGACGCCTTAGAAGATAAACTAGGTCTTATTGACTTGTCACTTACTGTTGCATATGATTCAAAGGTAAACTATGATGATATATTTTCGCAAGTAAGAGTATGGGATACCTTGATTGCAAATCATCTTATGCAAAAGAATATATGTGTACCACCAAGAGAAGAAAATAGTAAAGAAACAAAATACGAAGGCGCTTATGTAAAAGAACCAATCATTGGTGGCCATGACTGGATTGTTTCGTTTGATATTAACTCTCTATATCCACATATTATTATTCAATACAATATTTCGCCCGAAAAGATACTTTGTGAATCATCTCACGGTGTCAATGTTAATAAAATGATTGACATGAAAGTACCACTTAACTATCTTAAAACAGAGGGTGCATGTTTAACACCAAACGGTGCCAAGTTTAGAAATGATAGTCAAGGTTTTCTTCCTGAAATGATGGAGAAAATGTACAATGAAAGAGTTGTATTCAAACAAAGAATGTTAAAGGCGAAAGCCGAGTATCAAAAAACTAAAGACCCTAAACTTGTTAAAGAAATTGCAAGGTGCCACAATATTCAATGGTCAAAGAAGATTGCCTTGAACTCAGCTTATGGTGCAGTTGGTAATCAATACTTTAGATATTATGATGTAAGACAGGCAAGTGGTATCACCACAGCAGGTCAATTTATTATTCGTTTTATTGAGAAGAAAGTAAATGAATATCTAAATCAAATACTACAAACAAAAGGTGAGATAGATTATATCGTTGCCTCAGATACAGATAGTATCTATGTTAGATTCGGTAAACTTGTAGAGAAAACTTGTGAAGGTAAATCAAGAGAACAGATTATAGATTTTCTTGGTAAGGTCTGTGACAACAAGATTGAACCATATATTGAAAAATGTTTTGATGAGTTAGCCGATTATTCTAATGCATTTAAAAATGCCATGGTAATGAAACGAGAAGTAATTGCCAATAAAGGTATATGGGTGGCCAAGAAAAGATATATGTTGAATGTTCTTGATGACGAGGGTGTTAGACTTGCCGACCCTAAACTTAAACTTATGGGTATTGAGGCAGTTAAATCATCTACACCACAAGTTTGTCGTGGTAAGATTAAAGAAGCAATCAAAGTTATCATGGGTAAAGAAGAAAAAGATTTACATAAACTTGTTGCAGATTTTAGAAAAGAGTTTATGAAACTGCCGGCAGAATCAATTGCCTTTCCTAGAAGTTGTAACAATCTTAAAAAGTATAGAGATAGTGCAAACATCTTTATCAAAGGTACACCAATTCATGTGAAAGGTGCGTTGATTTATAATTATCAAATACATAAACTTGGTCTACAAAGTAAATATC